TTCTCCTTCAAACAGCTGGTGGTCTTGTAACCGCCCTCCGCGAAACAAGTGACCACCGCTCCCGTGCCGTCGGCGTTGAAAGTGCAGCGGTGGCTGCGCGGAATGACCGTCAAAGAGTCGTCGCCGAGGGTGGCGATGCGGATCTGCGCCAAGAGGGCTCGCAGGACCGCCGGTCGCATCTCGATCATCTGGGGCATGGTGAGCGGAGGCTGGCCCGGTGCCGCACCGATGACGCGCAAGACGGAGACTGCTTGCAACAGGGTGTTGACCAGGCCGTTCATGAAGCCAGTGTCGTCGCGCCCCGATGCGTTGCAGTAATCGGCCTTGTACCGCAGACCACTCCTCGCCATGCCCACCGGCTTAGCCCATGCCCACCAGAGGCGGCCCTCTTCGCTGGTGCTCTCGGGAAACCCCATGAAGCGTAGGCAGAACCACACGAACTCGAAGACCCCCGCTTGATAGGAGGCGTCCATCTGGGATATGTCGAGCTCGAGGAACACGTGTTCCGGCGACATCGCGTCCGTTTCCCGCAGCCATTCGTCCAAGACTTGGGGCGTGTCCCCCCCCGTGTAGTGTAGCGGGTGGTGGCGCGGGAACCACTCCTTCAACATGGCGGTCGCTCGGCGGAGCCACGGGCCCAGGAGGGCGTGGGCGGCGAGGTCAGGGGCCTGAATCGCCCGCGGCGTGGCGTCGTCCCACTGCTCCATGCCGTTTCTGCCCTCCGCGATGGACGGCCGGTTGCCGTTGGCGGCCCACTCCTGCTTCACCAGAATCTGGAAGCGCGAGATCTGCTCTGGCGTGGCCCCATTTGCCCGGTAGTCCTCGTAGGCGCGCCGCATAGCCTCCGCCCTGGCTGCGGGGAAGCCCTTGAGCCACTCCTCCAGCGTAAGTGGTCGCAGCTCCCCCTTTCGCGGTCGGTGCAGGAGGGTGCGGTGGTGCTTCTTGAACCAGGCAATCATGTCCGCCCAAAACCCCGGCAGCTCCCGCACCGGCGGCTCCGCCAAGATGCGGTTGTGCACGGCCGCCTCCGTGTTCTTGGCGTTGGGCGCGAACGTCGTTGGGAACAGGTCCAGTCCGATGCCGTGCAGCTCCCCTCGCGTTATGCCGTCGCTGAACTGGTGATTGGCTCTGTCCCACGGCAGCTCCCGTTTCCTCTTGTAGAAGCATTTTGCCAGAGGGTTTCGCTTCTTCCTCTTTGGCTGGCACTCGACAATCGACGTGGCGGCATAGCGCAAAGAGT